GCCATGACGGTTCTCCTACGGGATTACTGCGCCTGTGGGGATGACACCAAGGGCGAACTGGACGGCGATCAGGCAGCACTCGAAACCGATGACATACGTCCGCTCGGCGATCATCTTGTACGTGTTCGCGGCCCGGTCGATGGACTCTGCGGCCTGCGTGAACTTCACCTCGCCGCGGTAGCCGAACACTTGGCCGGTGGCGTAGACCCACGCTGTGCGGTCCTCTGCCGGGGTGCCGTCCGGCGCATGGTTCGTAAACCCGGACCCGACGACGATCCGGTTACCGGCCGGGGTGTACAGGCCGCCGTCACGTTCGATCGCCAGGTTCCATGCCGCGAGCATCGGGAAGACCCGGTTCGGGACGTGGATGTAGCCCTGCCCGCCGTAGCAGTCGGCCAGTTCGCTTTCGAGTCTGCCCAGGCCGTCGGTGATGTCGATGGTCGTCCCGGTGACGACCGGGGAGGCCGCAGGCTGCAGGATGATCCCCTGCGAGTCCGTGACCTCGGTGTCGGCGGCAAGGTGCGGGAACACCACGGTCTGGCCGCCCGCAGCGCCGTGGAAGAACGCCCGTTCGACTTGGGCTTTCTCAACCCGGTCAAGCGCCTCACGGGCCACGGTGACTGCGTCACCCAGGCCGACCGGTGAGCAGTCGAACTCGGCATACACCGTGAACGGGGTGGCGCCGCGGAGCTGCTGGGTGACGTTGTCGGTCTTCGCGGGCGGCTCCGGGGGCGCTCCGGTGCCGGTGACCGCGATGCATTCGTCGTACGTCGTGTCGCCGTCCGGGCAGCGCTCGATCCAGGTGATGCCGTTCTGCCAGTGCGGTCCGGCAGTGGCGGGGTGCTGGATGCTGTCCCACAGGCCGTACGGCAGGGTGGTGAACACGGCGGGCGAGTCAATGAGCTGGCGTGCTCCGGCCACCGGCGCTCACCACCCTTCTGCTGCTCGGTCCATGGCTGGGGTCAGACGCGGACGGTGCCGGTCAGCAGCGCCGACGTGGAGCCGTTGACGTTGAATCCGACCGTGTACCGGCGGGACTCGTGCCCGACGCGGGCGACGAGGTGGCACTCCTCGGACCAGGCGGCCGTGTGGTCGTTCTCCGCGTTCAGGACGGAGTCACGGATCACGCCGAGGTCGAGGGACAGCCCGTTGCCGTGAATGAACGTGCCGGCCGCGTAGATGAGGAAGTCGACCGTGGTCGGCCATGCGGTCATCGCGGTCGCGTTGCCGAACTGGCTCGCGCCGCGGACCTGCCAGTCGTTGACCCACTGCACGCGCACCATGCGCGCGGTGAAGTAGGAAGTGACCTCCGCGTCGGAGACCGCCTGGAGTTCGACGCCTGCCTTCCAGGCGAGGTCGGCGCGGATGACTTCGCGGACCCAGTACGGGAGGACGACTTCGAGGACGTCGGTGGTGCACATGCCGTAGCGGGCCCGGTAGTCGGTAGCCGCGAGGCCGATCGCGTTGTAGATGCGGGGTGCTGCGGAGTCGGTGGCCGCGCCGCCGGAGATGGTGGTGGTGGCGGAGGAGTTGGCGAGCATGAGCGCGATCAGGCGTGCGTTCATGGCGTGCGCGTGCGCCGACATGAGGAGCTGCAACGTGTGCTGGGTCGCCTCAGGCCATGCGTCGTCGGTGAGGTTTCCTGCGGTGAGGCAGTAGCCGTAGCACTCCAGTCGTTCCTCGTCGAGTTCGGAGCAGGGGACGCGGATGCACGGCTTGTTGGTGGAGCCGGTGACGGTGAGGATGTCGTCGGCTTCGGTCCACAGCCACGGGTTGCTGGTGTTGGAGAAGTCGACGGAGAAGGGTGCGAAGGCGGTTCCGCCGCCGATCGCGTCCGCCAGGCTCGGGGAGACGGGGAAGCGGATCCCGCCGCGGCTGACGCCGACGGTGGGGAGGTCGATCATGCCGTCTTCGCAGGCGATGTTGAAGAAGTCGTAGCGGGTCTCGGAGGGGGCGCACCAGCCACCACCGGCGACGAGCGCGTTCTTCTTGTCGTCGCTGGTGAGGAACTCGATGAGTTCCTTCATCTCGCCGCGCGAGGTGCGGTCGTCGACGGTGTGCCCGAAGTCGTTGCGGATGGACGCGACGAGCTGTTCGGACGGGGCGCCCTGCGTGACCGGCATCGACTTGGCCTTGCGGGCGACGACGTCGGCGAGGGAGGCGATGGTGGGGAGTTCACCGCCGCGGGCGACGCCGGGGATGTCGACGCTGGCGGTGACGGCGAGGCGTCCGGCCGGGACCTTCGGGGTCGGCGCGTGCTGCGCGGTTTCGGCGAGGGTGGCGGTCGCGCGGCGGCCGAGGGCCTGCATGTCGACGCCGCCGCGGCGTTCGCCCATGAGGGCGACCATTCCGGCGGTGACTCCGCGGGCTGCGGCTGCGGCGATCGCTTCGGCGTCGATCTGCGGGGCGGCGGCCTGCCCGGTCGCCGGGTCGGCGGGGCCGTGGACGTCGGCGCGGAGGTCGGCGAGCTGGCGGGCGACCTGGTTCTGCTGAAGCTGCGCCTGTTCCTGGGCGCGGAGTTCGCGCACCCGGAGTTCGGCGCGGATGTTGCGGATGTCGTCCTTGACGCGCATCGCATAGGCGAGGGTCTCGGGGTCGACGTCACCGAGCTGGTCGATGCGGTCGAATTCGGTGACGCCTCGGGCTTCGAGTGCGGCGAGTTCGGCGTCGTCGACGAGGGTGAGGTCTGTGGGGGCGCTGAACAGTTCCTCGGCTGCCACGGGTTCCTCCGGTCGCGAAGGTGTTGTGCGCCCTTTGTAGTGCGCCCATTCAGCGCGAGGTTAGCGCATAGCACACGGACCGGCAAAGAGTCAATTATCTTCGCCGGTCCGGATAACTAAAGGTCAGAGCGCCGAAGGCATCGGCGGAGGCGGAGGCTTCGGCCGATTCTTTTTGCAGGAGCACACGAGCAATCACCCCCTTCCCGGGTGTACCTGACGCGACAGCATCCGCATCACCACACGCGTAGCCCACCGCTCCAACTCCACCTGCGAGCGACCCCACGCCACCGTCGGACGCCCCGCAGCGACCAGCGCCTGAGGCTCACCCGACGCCACCCGCGCCCGCATCTTCGGCACCGGGAACCCCGGCACATTCACCGCCAGCAGCCCAACCAGCCGCAGCTGGCCGCCGATCCGCCGCCAGTCACCCGACACCTGACCCGCCGCCTGCAACTCGTACACGCGCAGCGGATCCGCACCCGGCCGCACCGTGCCCGCCACCCAGATGCCGTGCGCATCGTTGCCGACCGCGACATCAGCCACCGCGGCACCCGTGTTGTCGTAGTGCTCGGCCGCCGGAGACGCCCCGTAGGACAGCGGCGCATGCCCCGTCCCCACCGTGATCTGACCGACCGCCACCCGCGACCCGTCCGCGCACGCCACCTCGCCCGTGCGGTAGTACGGGTGCGCGTCCTCATGCGGCGGCTGCACACACACGCCCTCCTGCCCGATGTGACAGGAACCCCACTGGGCGGCATGCCCGTAGATCCGCCCGTCGTCCGTGACCGTGATCGGCGTCGGCAGCGACAGGCCAGGATCCGAGAACCAGGCGGCCGGCGGGCGCCACGCGTCGGCGCCGGCGGTGACGGCGTGCAGGGCGCGGAATGGCTCCGGTTCCCGCCCGGCGTCCCGCAGGTGTGCGGCGACGTGGTCGTACACGCCGCGCCGGTCGGCTTCCGGGATGCTCGTGCCGCCGCGCGCCCCGTGCAGGGCGCCGATCGACGCGGAGCAGGCTGCCAGGTTCGCGGGCCCGGCGGTGCCGTCCGCATTGATCTCGTGGTGGAGGAACTTCGCCGCGGACTTGGGCATCTCTCCGTCCTCGACCGCGCCGCCGTCGTACCAGGCGTACGCAGCGCGCGCCTTGTCCACCGTCAGGGGGCCCTCGATCAGCTTCTCGTTTACGGCCGCATCCCATGCGCCGTCCGAGGTGGCGGTGTCGTGCGTGCCGACCGCGCCCATCTCCTGCACCGTCAGCGCCTGAAGCCCCTCGGCGCCGATGGCCTGTCCGCCGGCGACGACCGCACCGGCCTCGTCGAGGAGCGCGATGTACGCCTCGGCGAACGCCGGGATGTCGACGAGCGTTGCGGCGCGGATCCGGCCGCCGTGGAAAATCATCTTCTCCGGCTGGGCGAACAGCATCTCCAGGAGGTCACCCTCGTCGCCTTCGCCGGTGCCCGCATTGACGTCTTCGGGCCACACGAATTCGACGTCGGCGTCGGCGATGGAGTCGGCGTCGATGGATACGCCGCGCAAGAACTTGCCTTCGATCTTGGCGTGGACGCGGCGGCCGTCGTCGTCGGACAGGTCGAGGACGCCTTCGCCCATGATGAGGCTGCCGTCGCGCCAGATCTTGTCGATCCTGCCCACGTTGACGGCGATGGTGCGCGCTTCGCCGCCGTGGCTGTCTTCCTTGTTCCAGCGCAGCGGTACGGGCAGCTCAGCCCAGGTGAGGGCGTCGGGGGCGAACTCGCGTCCGTCGCCGGTGACTTGGCCTTCGATGGCGAGGGGGCCGCGCCAGGGCGCGGTCTTGCCTGCGTAGTCCATGCCTTTCTCCGGCATGTCCATCTCGTCCTTGTCGCCTTCCTCGGCATACAGGGCGGCCTGCTGTTCGGCGGCTTCCGCCTCGGTGGCGTGGCAGCCCATGAGGCTGCTGTCGGCGTCTTTGGTGACGGCCCACGGCGTATCGGCACCGCAGTCCGGATGGTCTTGCACGATGCTGTACGGCACGGTGCCGCCTCCTTCGTGGTGGGTCGGCGGCATTGTGTCCGCACTCGCAGCCAAGATCATTCCGGCGGCTGCCGCCTGCTCATCTGCCTGCGGCCAGACGGTGACGAGGGTGCCCCTGCAGCGGGCACCACCCAGGCAGCCCGTGTAGCCGCCCGACGGGTACGCGGCGCGGGCGTCCGGGAGGGTGGTGTAGTGGGTGCCGTCGATGTCCCTACATGGCTTACATGATGATTTGTCCAATATCTCTGTGGCTGTGTACTCCGCGGGCGGAGCGACCGCGAGGACGGCCATCCGCCCCTCGTTCTGTGCCGCCGACATCGCACCGCCCACCTGCTCCTCAACCGCCGCGCCCGACAGTGACGCGAGATGCTCTTCGACCTGCGACGCCACCTGGTCGGCCGGACCGGAGCCCCACACGCGCATCGCCTGACGCACCGCGGACTGTACGAGCCCAACCCCGAGCACGCGGGCGGCCGTACGTCCGACCTGCCGCAGCCGGTCCCGGATCGCGGCGGCGGTGAGTGCCTCGTCGTCGAGCGACCACTCGGGCACGGTGACGCCCTGCGCTTCGGCTTCGGCCTGCTGTGCTTCGCCTGCCTCCCGCGCGTACGCGATCATGCGGGCGATCAGCAGGCGGGCCCCGTCGTCGCTGTCGACAGTCAGGGTGTCGAGCCGGTCGAGGTCGTCGGCTTCGGCGGCGGCCTGCACGGCGGCGGTGATCTGCTCACGCTGCGCCTCCTGGATGTCGGCCCATGCTTCGACGGTGGCATCGACGGCCTTGCGCCACGCCTTGTCCATCTGCGCGAAGTCGCAGCGGGAGAGGGCTTCGAAGTCGGTGGGCTGACGGCGCAGCGGACCGTCAGTGGCGGCTGTGAGCGAGACCATTGGCACTCCGGGAGATCGTCGTAAGGAACCCGCTCGTATCCAGATGCGGCGACAATCGGCCGATCGTGAACCGGCCGAACGCGTCCAGCCGCGCCTCGTACACACCCGACGTGCCAGGCCTCGGCGCATCCGCCAGCTTCAGCGCGGCGTGCGTGAACGGGCACGAATGCGCATGCTGCGTACACAGCCCCGGGTGCAGCAGTTCCGGCG